AATAATTATGATCTTTCACTGGTTCCTTATATATTCTTAACTTACCTTCATAGTTTGTATATTGAGGATTACGGAAACTCAATATACGTAAATTGTTCGGTGAGATTAGAGTGTTTGATGAACCAATGAACTCAGCTTCGAACTCTTGACGAAACTGATCTTCACTGGTATTTGCAATCGTCTTTTCTTTCCACTCCTCGTCACGACCGGGAACATCCCACCAGTTAACAGAGAAGTTTATATATTCATTTCGTTCTTCTACGCTGTCGGTCCACATTTTATAAAATAAATCAAAACCATTCGGAGTTGAAGTGATTACCACTTTTGTAGTTGTACCAGAGATAATCGTTGGATAAACTGAAGTAAAGAAATCATCTTGAATATTACGAGGTACGAATGCAAATTCATCAAGATATAGGAAGTTAATAGAATAACCACGAATGGCAGATGAAGCAGTAGAAGCAGCAATGATCTGACTACCATTCTCAAGTTCTACATTCGTTTTATTCCAGACTGTTACGCCTTGTTGTAACCATTTGGGTAGATTTTCATATGCTCGTTGAACACGGTTTAAAATCTCACGAGCCGTTTGTAATTTGTTAGCAAGGATTGCTACAGTATAACTTTCATTAAAAATAATATGCCAGAGAATAACAGCGGCAGAGGTCGTTGTCTTACCTGCTTGTCGGCATGTTTTAATAATAGTAAAACGATTATCGGCAATCGTACTTGCCATCTGCTCTTGAAATTGATACATATCAAATATAATCAATCCACGATCAAGATTGATAATCTTCACATATTTTTTTATAAAATAATTAATATCCTTAGAACACTTAATCACTTCCTGTACTTGTTCCTCGGTATACTCCATAGGAACATATGCTTTTTTTAGAAGTGGATTATTTAAATAAAGATCAGAAGGCATTTATTTCACATTTTCTATTGACTTTTTTAAAAACTACGTTATAATAGTGCTTGTAGCGCTTTTATGAATAGTTTTATTCACTTTGTTGTTTGATAAGTTTTGTTAATTCACTTGTACTACCAACAAACAAAGCATTCGTAACATTCTGTGGTTGTGATGGTGTTTCTTCTTTCAGTGCTTTAACTTTCTTCTGAATCTCTAACAGATCCTTATTCGCCTCTACCATTGTTTTCATCAATGTAGATAACACTTCATATGCTCTTGGTGATTCAGAAGTAGAAGCAATTGAGGCTAAGTCTTCGATAGAACTTTGTGCTGAGTCAATAATATTTCTAAGATTCTCTCTAGCATACTTATAATCACTGTCAATATCATTTTCAGTGTTGAGTGCTGGTTTCGTATCAACAGGAGTTACTTTTGATTCATCAATCACTTCAATAATCGGTTTTGTATTTGGATCGATATCAAACAGTTCTTCCATATTCTTTTCAAGTTGTGTTTTCATCATTCATTCAATGTTGTTGGATCAGAATTAATATCTACTGTAAATCCATAATCAGACTCGGCAGAAATATTACTAATATTTACTGAACTATTTGGATTTGCAGATGGTGAGAATAGTGGTGCACCATTAGCGTATTGAGATGGTGTAACTGTAATTCTTTCGAGTGTAGGCGCATCCGCCGCTGTATCTTGATATAGATTTGTGATTGCTCTCTTAATCAGACCAGAGTTAGATACTGGACCATAAATATATGCTTTCACTTGAAAGTTCATATTATAGATTAATGCGCGCCGAGTATCAAAATCACCTTCATAAGTATCTTCGATTGATACATCTTGAAGAACAACTGGAGTGTCAACTGTGATTCCCATTTCAGGAATCAGGATTACATTTGTTGTAAACTCTGGGCGAAAATATGGAACGATCTGTTCTACAATCTGTGCACCATCATCAGCATTACGAACAAAGATTGATAACATAATATTAATGTCATATGGAACTGGAGTATACTGTGTATCAACTCTGTCATAATCTGATGTTTTTAACTTGACATTCTTTAATGTAGATGATAGTTTTCTTTGTGGCGCATAAGCAAGACTCTGAATCTCAAATCCCATACGAGGAAGAGTGATTTGAACTTCCTGATCAAGATTTGGATCCTGTGCCATACGCGCAAGCCATTTTTCGCGGGGACCGTAAGCAAGAGGGACAGCAATCGTTTGAATACGATTACCGTTTACATCTAATCTTTGTACGTAGATATTGTTAAAGAGGTTCCCATATGCTATAACATATTTACGTATCGTGCCGTGGTAGAAGGATGTGAACAAATCTGTTCTCCTAATAAATATTCTTATGATTATTTATAATGATGAGTATTGGGCAATGTATGATACCGTAAAAGAGGTGTTAGCATCTCGTGGTATCTTTGATGAAAATATTATTCATTCTAAAACAAAAGATATTATAAATAAAAAGAATGCTAGTCACGAGGCACCACCCTCTACTAGCTCTAGACAAACCGATGGAGGCTAAAATGTCCAGCACAAATATATATAAACCTTATACATACTTGCTTTTTCATAAGAAGTCAAGAACTTTTTACTATGGGTCTCGTACTGCAAAAAACTGTCACCCATCAGATTTATTTGAGACTTATTTCACATCATCTAAAGTAGTAAAAAATATTATCAAAAAAGAAAGTAAAAATGCTTTCTTATTTCGGATAGACAAAATATTTGAAACTGCGGAAGAAACATTAGATTATGAATATCAAGTTCTACAAAAATACGAAGCAGGAACGAATGAAAGGTTTTTGAATCTCACTCATTCTAAAAGTGGTTGTATGTGGACACCCGAAGTACGAAAGAAAGCGAGTGAAACTCATAAACGCAAAGTGAAAGAAGGAACTCATAAAACAGCTTTTCAGAAAGGTCATTCAGGAACAAAAGGTTTTACTGGCAGAAAACATTCAGAAAAGTCGATTGCAAAGATGGGACGTTCAGGTGAGGACCATCATTATTACGGTGAAAAAAGAGATAAAAAAACTTGTAAGAAAATATCAGATTCTGTAAAAAAAACCATGACAACAGAACATCGCAGTCTTTTATCAGAAAAGGCAAAAGCCCGCTGTGATGAAGCGTTTAGAAAAAGAACATCAGAAAATAATAAAATACAGGTGTGTTGTATAAAATGTGGTTATCAAGTAAATAGATTAAATCTAGGAAATCATCAAAAAGGTTCTAGATGTAAAAATCAATAGCGGTCCATCTCGGAGAACGGCGACGATTCGCTAAAGTCGATTATCTGACTCTGTACAAATACAGGATCATTACTGCTAAAGTATGCGTTATTTGCGACCAGTGATCCAGAAGCAGTAACAATAAACTCTTGCATCAATGAACCACCTTCTTCTGTCAATAGTTTCGTATCATCTTCAAGTAGCATCTCATATGCAAGAATATCGGTTGTGTTATTATCTTCAATAACATCGATGTTTGCATTACCTGTATTAATCTGCTCGTTGCTATATGTAAACAACTCACAACGAAGATCGTATGTTTGTAGTCTACCTGTTTGATAGAATACTTGTTCATGCTCAACAAACATAATCTCAAACAGTTTATCAACCATTGGAAAGTATATTAGATCGCCTTCTTGTGGTCGATTTGCAGTGATAGAATATCCATCACCAGTACCTTCTTCAAGAACAATCGAGTCGCCTTCATATGTTTGATCAAGAAACTGTCTTGATGGCGCGTTTGTATCAGCATCTTCTGTAACATAGTTATAACCAACTTCAGTTGTTAGTTTCTCAGAAGCAGCCTGATTGAATCTTTTTCTTGCTACTGTAAAGGTAACTTGATCGTTGATCTGTAGATTGAACTTGGAAAGAAAATCGCCCTCGCCTTCAAACCCTTCAACATTTTTAATGTACATCTCAAGGTCAACAGCATCATCAAATTTACGAAGCGTATCTTCACCAAACAATGGATCTTCACGCACGAATACGCTCGGAATATACTTGACATTATATCCGTAAATCTTGATTGCTTCCAAACAAAGGTCTTCAACGAGGTCTTGTTCACGACCATAATTGAAGTTGTTGAAGTATGCGTTGAGCATTATAATACCTTATTTTTTCTATTTCTCTCGGCAAGATCAGGACGTTTTCGACCCTTATTCCCATGCTCTTTATATTTATAATTTTCCACATCATCAGTATATCGCCATTCTTTCCATTTGTATTTTTTATTATGAAGTCGATAACTTATAGTTCCAATTTTTATATTTAATTCTTCAGCCGCATCAGATTTTAATTCATAATATTTTCCATTAATGAAAAACGGTCTATATGTTCCTCGTTTTTTTAATAAAACTATTCTTTCTTGTCGAGACATAACAACACCATATCTTGGATTGCCATTTCCTGAATATTGTTCAGACCTTTTCATTTTATCATCATTACACCACAATTTCCCAGTATTTGCGTCAGATATTTTTTTACTATGTTCGATTGATCTTGGAGGTAATGTGTATCCACCTTTATTCATAAAAGTTTTACCGCCATCATGACAATTAAAAAATCTATCATCATCAACCATACCACAACGACGAATTGCAGTATGTTCCCAAATTCTTGCTTTTTCTTTAGTTTGGAATGTTTTTCTTATTTGAATAATATCAGGTTCACCATATTCTTTTCGGAAATGGTCTACTCTTTTTGATGATGTGAAATATGAAACCCAAAAATCGTCTGGATGACAACCTTTACCATAGCGAACACCATAATAGTATTTCTGGTGTTTGGACCATCCAATAAGATATGTATATGGGGTATAAATAGACATGCTGATGCTCCTTGAAAGCGTTAGAGTGGTTGGGGACTGGTACTCCCGTGAACCACATTTTATCTATAAAAATGGTACTTTTAACCTGTCATGTCATTGACGGGCAGACTGTAACTCACTATCATTTCTTCTTCGAGTTTTTGAATCTCTGCTTCAGCATCGTCATAAATCTTTGCACCATTGAACGTCAAACCACCAGGGAGTTGTACACCTTCAAATTTAGTAAGATTGCTTCCCCACTGACGTTTAATCAATGCTGTTGCATATCTTGCTAACCAACGATCACCCCATACATCAGAATATGTATTAGGATCTGTAATCGAATAACAGTCAACAACAATATACTCACCAACAAGAACATCAGTTCCCCATGACATATCGATATGAAGTTTATTAACATGACGATTATAACGTAGTGGCTTCTTACCAACAAATAGTTCTTCTAAGAAAGAAACATGCTGCATTGCCATTACGTATGTTACATATGAACTTGATGATAGATCAAATAGATCATTGAGATGAATCTGATATCGAACGCTAAAGAAGTTCGATGAGTTCATTGATTGACCAATAGGAACAACGGTATTCACACCAATAATATTCTGTGGTAATGTGATATATCCGTTATCAATATCGGTTTGTGTTACAACGTGTTTATACAGAATTCTTTCACAACCATCGAAGTGATAATCCTGATAGTAGATGAGTGCTTCGTCAATACGGTCTTCTACCTGTTCATCATCGACGTTAATATCGATTACAGGATCGCC